AACTAATAACACATCACAGCAAAGATTTTTTAGTTCTGATGTAGGTTTTGATCATTCATCAGAGATGGTTCAAGATATTAAATGGGGCAGAAAATAATGGAAGAAATAATTAATTTATATAAATCTTTTAGTAAATATCAAAATTATACATATGAAGAATTGCAACAACATATAGAACCATCAATAAAATTAAATCAATATAAAATTTTTAAACAAAACAATAAAGTGATTGCTTTTTCAAATTGGGCTTTTTTTGATAAGGAGTCAGAAAATAAATTTTTAAAAACAAAAGAAATTGAAAATTATATGTGGAATTCAGGAAATATTGTTTGGATTAATGATGTGTTATCTTTAGGTAAAGGAACAGAAATGGCAAATTGGTTAAGAAAAAAATTTAAAAAGTTTATGTGGCTTCGTTCAGATAATAATTGGAATTTTTATAGAATTGGTAAAAGAGGTTATTAATGAGTAGTGTAGTAAGAACTGTAAAAAGAACTGTTAAAAAAGTAAGTAAAACAGTAACTAATGTTATTAAAAAAGTTGTAAAAACTGCTGTCAATGTAGTTCAAAAAGCTGTTTCATGGGTTACACCATCTTTTCCATCATTTGATGCTGGTGGCACAGGTAGTGTAGGTTCGTTTGGCTCATCAGCTATGGATAATTATGAGCAAGGTATTATACTTAACAAACAATCTAATGACGCATCTATTCCTGTAATTTATGGAGAAAGAATGGTTGGTGGAACAAGAGTCTTTTTAAGAAGCTCAGGAAGTTCAAATAATTATTTATACATGGCTCTTGCTTTAGCAGAGGGAGAAATAAATTCTGTAGAACAAATTTATATTGACGACACACTTGTAAGTTGGTCAGGTAGTTTAACTCATGGAACAACAAGAAGCTCAAGTGGTGGGAAATATGGCTCTAATATTAGAGTTCAATGTTTTATGGGTAAAGACGATCAAGTTGCTAGTAGTCTTTTAACTCCTTTATCTGGTTGGGGTTCTAATCATAGATTAAGAGGTATTTGTTATTTAGCCTTTAGATTTAAATGGAATCAAGATATTTTTAGTGGTGTTCCTCAAGTTAAAGTTAAAATTAAAGGTAAAAAGATTGTAACACTTGATTCTAATTTAGCTGAACAAACTGAATCTTATTCAACAAATCCAGCATTTTGTATTTTAGACTATTTAAGAAATACAAGATATGGAAAAGGTTTAGCAACTACTGATATTGATTTACAAAGTATTTATGATGCTTCGGTTGTTTGCGAAACACAAGTTACTCCATATTCAGGTGGTAGTGATATTAATATATTTGATACTAACTGTGTATTAGATACAGGAAGAAAAGTAATTGATAATCTAAGAGAACTTATTAAAGGTTGCAGAGGTTTTTTACCATACTCTCAAGGTAAATATAAATTAATTATTGAAACAACAGGGTCAGCTTCAATAACTTTAACAGAAGATAATATCTTTAATGGTTATGTATTATCAAGCCCAGATAAAAATTCTAAATTTAATAGAGTTATTGTTTCTTATATTAATCCAGCAAGAAATTTCCAAGTAGATGAAATTCAATATCCACCTATTGATGATTCTGGATTACCAAGTGCAGATCAACACGCAACAATGAAAACAGAAGATGGTGGAATTTTATTAGAAGGTCGTTTTGAATTTCCTACATTAACTTCTCCTTATCAAGCAGAAGAAATGGCAGAAATTATATTAAGAAGATCAAGAGAGGCATTGGTATTACAAATAACAGTAGATTTTAACGCTTATGATTTATTAGTTGGAGAATTAGTTAATATTACACATAGTTCTTTAGGATTTTCTAATAAAGCCTTTAGAGTCTTATCAATAACATTTAATGAAGATTATACAGTAAGTTTAAATTTAGTTGAGTATCAAGCCTCTCATTATTCATGGACTTCTAAATCTGTAATTAGTTCAACACCTACAACAACATTACCAGACCCATTTACAACAATAGATTTAACAACTGTTAGTAATTTTTTAACTGTGTCAGATACTATTGTTGCTTATAATGATGGTGTTATTATTACTAAATTATTAATTGATGTTTTACTTTTAGATCAATCTCAAGGTTTTATAGGAGAGGGAGAAGAATTAGAACCACCAGATGCCTTTTTTGATTATTATGAAGTAGAAATTTCAGAAGATGGTTTAATATATTCAGAAGTAGGCTCAGGTAAGCAATCAAGATTTGAAGTCTTAAATGTTAAAGATGATACTTTGTATTATGTAAGAGTTAGATATGTAAATACAGCTGGTGTAAGATCAGACTATATAACTGCTACTCATACTGTAGTTGGTCAATCTGCACCACCTAGTAATGTTCAAAACTTTTCAATTAATGTAGTAGGCGATCAAGCAATATTAAGTTGGGACGCAGTAACTGATTTAGATTTATCATATTATGTTATTAAACATAATGCTAATACCACAGGGGCTACATGGATTAATTCTAAAAATATAATAGATAAAATTGGACGACCAGCCACAACTGTTACAGTTCCTTTTTCTAAAGGTACTTATTTAATTAAAGCAGAAGATAAGAGAGGAAACCAATCACTTAAAGAAACTTTAATTGTTTCAAATATAGAAACAGTTAATTATACGATAGAAACAACTATTAACGAACACACAGCATTTTCTGGTACTAAAACAAACCTAGAAATAGTTACAAAAAATTCAGCTAATCATCTTGGTTTAACTGCAACAGGAACATTAGGTGTATCTACAACATCTGTTCCAAGTTCAGGTACTTATGAATTTACAAACACAATTACACTACCAGCAGTATTTAAAGCTAAATTTGAATCTAATGTTTTGCAAATTGTAGAAGATGTTGCACAATTTATTGACACAGGAAGACCAGATAGTACAACTTTAATAGATAGTGGAACACCAGACCCTTTTGATGGTAAGACAGTTCAAAATTGTAATACAATATTACAAATAGCAACAAGTGATGATAATGTTACTTTTAGTGCTTTTCAAAATTTTACAACAGGAGAGTTTTCAGGTCGATATTTTAAATTTAAGGCATTATTTACTTCTGCTGATCAAGATTCAAGAACTCTAGTTAATACACTTTCTGTTACAGCTAGTTTAAAAGAAAAAATAGAATCAGGTGCAGATATATCTAGTGGAACAGGTGGCAAAGCAATTACATATTCAAGTGCATTTAGATTAAATCCAGCAATAATAATTAGTGGTCAAAACATGGCAACAGGAGATTTTTTCACAATTACAAATAAAAGTACAACAGGATTTACTATTGAATTTTTTAATTCGTCTGGTACAAGTATAGACAGAACTTTTGATTTTCAAGCAAGAGGAACAGGATAAAATATGTCACAAGTAACACAGATAGCAGTTGATAACCAAACATTCGCAACTTTCAGAACTACTTTAAACAGTAGCTTAGACGCATTAAACACAGGCCACTTAGGTGCTTCAAGACCAAGTTCAGCAGTAGCTGGAACTATTTGGCTAGATAATTCTGCAACAGATACTATCGCTATGAAACTGTTTGATGGAACAGATGATCTAACATTATTTTCAGTAAATACATCAACTAACGCAATAACACTTCCTAGTGGTGTTTCTATTACAGAAACTGACCCAAGTGCTATTCCATTTGCAATCGCTTTAGGATAAAAGGATAAAATATGGCTAATAATTTTAATGACGCACAAATAAGTTTAACTGACGCAACTTTAACAGATGTTTATACTGCAAGTAATAAATCACTTGTTATTGCTGGTACTATTTCAAATACAACAACAACTTCAATTTTAGTTAGTTTAAAAAAATATGATTCTTCTGCAAATGCTTCAAAATTTATATTTGAAAATGTTCCATTACCTACAGGCTCATCTATTGAACTTCCTAAAATAGTTTTACAAACAAGTGACAAGATACAGGCTCAAAGCGATAGTGCTAGTGGTAATGCTGATGTTCACTTACAACTTTTAACAGATGTATCTTAATGAGTTATATAGGTTCAAAACCAGCAGATGCAGTTTTAGAAACTAACGATATAGCTGACGGAGTTGTAACTAATCCAAAACTATCTACAGGAAGCCAACAAAATTTTAGAAACATCATCATCAATGGTGACATGAGCATAGCACAAAGAGGAACTTCTGCTACTGGAGTTACATCTAATAGTTATAATACTTGCGATAGATGGAACACAATACCAATAAATTTAGGAACTTGGACTTTAACACAATCAACAGATGTTCCAACTGGTCAAGGCTTTGCATCATCATTTAAACTAGACTGCACAACTGCTGATGCTTCTCCTTCAGCTAGTGATTTATTTTTATTAAGACAAAAAATTGAAGGTCAAAACTTACAGTATTTAAAAAAAGGTACTTCAAATGCGACTAGTTTAACTTTATCGTTTTGGGTTAAATCAAATAAGACAGGTACTTATATTGCTGAATTATTTGATAATGATAATACAAGACAAATATCAAAAGCATACACTATAAATAGTGCATCAACTTGGGAAAAGAAAACAATAACTTTTGATGCCGATACAACAGGAACACTTGACAATGATAATAGCAATAGTCTTGGTTTGCAATTTTGGTTAGGTGCTGGTTCAGATTATTCAAGCGGAACTTTATCAACAACTTGGACAGCATACACAAACGCAAACAGAGCCGTAGGTCAAGTCAACCTTGCAGATAGCACATCAAACGAATGGCTGATAACTGGGGTTCAGCTTGAAAGTGGTACTGTAGCCAGTAGCTTCGAAACGCTTCCGACAGATATTAACCTTATGAGGTGTCAAAGATATTATTTTTCAACTATTACATCTATGGCTGGTTATGTTACTGGTGCAAATCAAAGTGCTGGTTGTGTAAGTATATTTGCTCATCCTACAACTATGAGAGCAGATCCCACAGTTACATTAACTTATACTGCTGGAACTAATTACAGCAATTATAATACTAGAAACAGAGATGAAATAAATACTTCTATAAATATAAAAGGTTCTGCATCTGGTAGAGTTTTTGCAGATTTTAACCCTGTTACATTTGAGTCGGAATTATAATTATGATTAATAAAGAAAATATAAGCACAGTTACAAAAAATTATTTTAACGATACTGAATTTGATTATGAAGTTGTGCATAATTCAATTACAACTTTTGTACCACTAGACGAAGCAAACACAGATTACCAAGCAATTCAAGAATGGATAGCAGATGGTGGAACAGTAATAGATAATGGGGGTACAGAATAATGGCTTATCTTGGCAGAGGATTAGATAAAATATCAAACATAGAGGTACTAGATAATATTACCTTTGATGGTTCTAGTTCTTATTCTATTACAAAAGGTTCAGTAGCATTTACACCAAACTCTGCTCAATCATGTTTGATTAGTATTGATGGTGTGGTTCAAGCTACTAACTTCTCTGTGAACTCATCTACAATAGACTTTGGCGTTGCTATACCAAGTACATCTACTTGCAATTTCTTTTTACATTATGGAACAGGAGTTATGACAGTACCTAGTGATGGCTCTGTTACACTTGCTAAACTTTCTGCAACAGGAACTAAAGATGCTACAACTTTTTTAAGAGGAGATAATACTTTTGCAACACCAAGTGATAATGTTGGTATTGTAAATTTAGGAACAACAACAGTTACAGGAACACCATCAGAAATTGATATTGATTTTGATACTTCAACATATAACCAATTTAGAATTTTCTTTGAAGGCATACAAGGAACAGCAGATTTTAATATGTATGCAAGAGCAAAAGTAGGTGGTTCAATAATTACATCAAATAATTATAATAGTGCAACTGTAAAAAAGTATGCAACTGGTTTTGATACAAATACCTATGGTGGAAACAATCAAAATGAATGGTATGTATCAAATAATATAGGTGCAGATACTTATGAAAATTGGGGTGCAGATATGTTGGTTAATATAGGCACAGGAACTGGTATGCCACAAATTACTATAAATTGTGCATACAAAGATCCTGCTGGTGCTTATGTTGCTAATTGGGGAACATTAACATATCAAAATTTTAGTGTGATTAATGGTTTTAGAATTTTTCCATCAACAGGAAATTTTGATACAGGAAAATATACAGTGTGGGGTATTAAATAATGGCAACTAGATTAGTAAATGGAAAAATAATTGAAATGACATCTGTTGAAGAAATAAAATTAACAGAAGCTAGAAATAAAGCTAACGAATTTCAAACTGCTTGGGATAATGTTGATGAAGAAAAATTAACAGAGTTAAATGTAAAAGTTGAAACAATAAACAAATTAAAAAAAGCAAAATCTGGCAAACAAAAACTAAAAGACTTGGGATTAGATGGTGACGAAATCCAAGCTTTGATAGGAGTATAACAATATGGCATTAATTACATTAGGAGCAAACTCTGGTAAAGGAAAGGTTTTGCAAGTGTCTGATATGGTAATAATAACTTCAGAACAAGTTTTAACATCAAATACTTATACAGATTTAACAAGTGCAACAATAAATATAACACCTAACTCTACTTCAAGTAAAATAATTTTAACTGCTAATATAAATGCTAAATATAATCAAAATACTGCTGGTTATGGAATAAAATTTTTTAGAGATAGCACAAACATTTTTACCACAACTCATGATTATGCTTCTATAAGTCAAGCAAGTGCTCAAAGATTTATGCAAATCTTTAATTATATAGATACACCTTCAAGCACAAGTTCAATTACATATAAAATACAAGTAGCTACTCATAATAATACAGATGTTAGATTTCAAAATTCAGCACAATCAACTTTTTATTTAATGGAGATACAAGGATAATGACAATATCAGATGCAATAAAAAGAATAAATTCAAATGCAGAATATACATATCAAGGTGAAGATATAAATTCTATTCAATGGCTTAATGGAACAACACCTATACCAGTAGCTGATATAGAAGCTAAGATGAATGAAATGGCTAATGAGCCAGAACAATCTGATTACGCACAACAAAGAAGAAATAGTTACCCTAAAATTGGAGATCAACTAGATATGTTGTGGCACTCAATAGATCAAGATGAAGAATTAAAAACTAAGTATTTTAACTTTTATCAGGCTATTAAATCTGTTAAAATAAAACATCC